TAGTATCTACATCTGCTAAAGGTATACTACAACCATATGTAGTATTTGTTAAGTAATCTTGTAATACTTCGGCAGGATTATCCAAACTGTTTGTGAGTTCAAATGTCATTGTGCCGAAGCCGGTAAGTTGTTCCTCGGGGTCTAATGTAACTTTAATGACAGCAAATATTGTGCCGCTGTTTTTTTCTGTGTTTGTCCAATGGTCTACAAGTGTATAAGCATCTACACTACCACGTATAGCATTAGCACTATCTCCATTACCATCATATACATATACTTCAACGTTGTTAGCATAATCTGTGCTTGTGGTATTGTCTTCATCTATTGTGCTTGTAACATTTGGTGATGTAGCACCGCCACTGAATACTAACTTTTTGTCATTCCAAAATATGTCGCCTAATGTAGTTGTGCCACTTGTTTTTTCTCCAAGTGTTAACACATAAGTCATTGTTTGATTGTCACTGCTTATTGCGGCATCTGTTATTATACCGTTTTGGAAAGCATGACCATATACTACAGGGACTCTATAACCTGTGTTAGGTGATAACTGGACCCTTGTGCCAGCATTTAAACCTGTGTTGCCTGTTGGGAAATCCGGCATAAGCATTTTGCCTACACCTTTGCCTACACCATATACAATAGCACCGGTAAGCAATGCCGCCGCGGCTTGAGCCGCAAGTATTTGACCACCAACAAGTGAACCTGCTGTTGTGGTTATTGCCCACATAAAGTAGTTAAATGTAGATGCTATGGCTGAAAATATTGCCATTTATTTTTCTCCAAATACATAGTAAGTCTCTATAGGAGACCAACCACGTTTTTCCAAGTTGATTTTAGGAGAGTTTTCTAATAATGTCATAGTAAATGTACTTATGCTACCTTTTTGTTTCATTTCTTCCCCTATTTTTGTATATTCTTTAAGTAATCTTAAACCCGCACTACTATCTCTGTAGTTAGGATTTACCCACCATACAAGTTCACTCATTATTCTCATATTAGGCACCCATATATCGGGGGTTACTACTGCCATGAATACACCTGCTATTTGTTCTTTTTCTTGTGCTATAAGTAACAGTCCTCCTGTCCTTACAGCATTTAAAACTTTTCTTACATGATGATCGTTGTATTGGCCTGCTTCTACTTTTAGTTTGCCTAACGGTTGTTGCTCCGCAAACTGTTTTAAAACGTCAATAACGGCATCATCATCTGCCTGTGTCGCATGTCTTACTATCATATCTATATATCCTCATTATCTTCTCATAGCGGCTTTACTACCACCGCCTCCAGTACCACCACCGCCGGCACTACCAGTTGTATTATCTCCATATCCTTTACCAAAGTCAAATGCTGTTGACATTAGTGTTGCTACTCTATCCCAACTGCTGTCAGTAGGAAAGTATTCTTTCATACCTTGTTCGTTTGTTTTTCTTCCTGCGATCTTGTTTTCTAAAATGCTGTTGATATTACTACATTGTAAAGTAACACTATGATAAGCATCTTTGCTAAACTGCGATCTACTTTCTGTGATACTATAGTTATGTATAATACCTTTAAATCTTGTATATACTGTTCCGCCTTCTAAACTACCGTCAGCGGCAATAAATCCTCTCATTATTTCTATTGGAGCACCTTTAACTTTGCTGTTTAGCACTAAACTAACATAATCTTGGTCTGTGGGTATGCCACTAAACACTACTCCAATGTCACTATTGCTAACACGCAACTCATCTTTAATGTCTGTGAGTCCTACTAAACTACCTAATGCTGTATAACTGTTACTGTCTACTGTATACGGTTTATATGTGTTTGCTATGTAATATGTTGTGCCTTCTATAGGTCCTAACTTAACAAATATAACTGATTGTATATTAGTTGCGCCTACTACAGGTGTTATTGTTGTTGCCATTAAAGTATAACCTCTACAAACTGAAAACTACCATCAAATGTAAATAGTTTGCCGGGGATTATTGTGTGAGTAGGCATCTTTAAACATTTAACATGAAATGTACAGTTGTTGGCTACGTTTAAACCTTGTCCTACTATGTTTACACCACCATCACTTGTTGATGGGAATATTAATCTGTTAACATCAACATTTACTAATCCTAATGCTATGTCACTGCCAAATACAGTTGTTTTTACTTGATAAGTGTATCTGCTGTTAGCAGGTTGTATATAATCACCTACTTCAAATATTGTATCACTTGCTTGTATACCTGTAGTGCCCGAGGTGTCTAAAACAAATCTATTACTTGTAGCACTCGATATACTTAAAGCATTTAAGTTAGCACTACTTATAGTTCCTGCGTAACCCATTATGTAACCCATGCCTGCGGTGCTACTAAGTGTTATTTCTTCTTCTGTTGTTCTGCCTGTTGTTTGTAATACCTGTAACATTGCTCTATTGGCGCCATTCATTTCAAATGCTCTGCCTACTGCTATGTCAAACATGTATATCATTGGTCCTCTACTTGCTGTTTTTAATCTTTGTGATCTACTCATCACAGCACCTGTAACAGGATTATTGTTTATTGTAATGTTTGTGGCATTATTTACTATTGTTTGAAAACTCATTAAAATCTCCTACCGCTTGGTAAAGTGTTTGCGCCTTTTGTTACTACAGCATGTAGGAACTGAGGATCACTTGCTACAAGGCTTTGGAAACTTGGAGCATCCACGGCGTTTATGTTGTAGTTAACTGTTGTTTGGGCACCGCCTAATGAGTGATTAGGGACAATGTGTCCACTACCACTTGGCACCATTAACTCCGGCCCTTGTTCACCTACAAGGTAAGGTTTGTTTTTCATTACCGGCCCACCCATTGCTCTTTTCTTTACACTTGCTATGTCGCTACTTGCTCCAAAAGATACACCATAACCAAAGGCGCCAAATATACTGCTTATTAATGCTCTTACAACTGTAAGCCTTATTGCTTCTGCTATAACTTCTGTGATTACACTTTTAAAGAAGTTTTTAAAACTGTCTAAAGCACTTTCACCTTCTATAAGAGCATTTGCTAAATCATCGCCTAATGCCATGCCAGCCGATTCAATAGATTCTTGGAATGTAAAGAATATTTGCTCCATAGGTTTTACTTTGTCTTTTAACTTTCCTAAAAGTTCTTCTGCCTGCGTTGAACTTATGCCCAATAACCCAAGTTGTGTTTTTATTTGTTCTATTACATTTTTATATTGTTGTAATCCTTCAACCTTTGATACTGCTTCGTTTATTTCTTCAAATGGTGTAGCATCTACTTTTGGTTTTGTTTTTCCAAATAATCTAAATATTGTGTTAAGATTTTTTTCGTATGCTAATATGTCATCATTTGTTTTAGGATCGCCCATTAACTCTTTTAATCTTGCTATTGCGCCTAAAAAGTTTTTATCTTCATCATCACGAGTCATTTTGCCTAAAGTTAACATAAACTTATTAACTGCTTCTTCAGTTTTCTTTAGGGAATCGGCCGCGTCGTCTCCTTCTTTTTTTATACCTTCAAAACCTAAAAACGGTGCTCTGTCCTCCATGGACAATGATTCAAATAACTTGTCGATGACACCTTTTAATCTTTCTATTTCTTTGACATCTTTTTCATATGAAATAGTAAGTTTACCTGTCTTACTAAATGTAGTAACCATCTTGGTGTTTGTATCTTCAAGTTCTTTTATTTTATCTTGTAATAAGGTTATTTCTTTTATAGTTGCTTCTGCGCCTTCACCTATTATCTTTTGAACAGCATCTTCTGCCTTTAAGTCTTGTATGCCTTTTAATGTTTTAAATAAAGCAAATAATGATACTGCTAAACCTACAGGTCCAGCCACCAGTCTTATTAAACCATTAAAAACTAAAGACATTCTACCAAATGTTGTTAAAACACCTTTTCCAACTGTTTTTAAGCCTACTAATCTCATTGCGGCGTTTTTAACTGATGTTGCTAACCCTTTATTGCCAAATGCGGCTGTCATACCTTTAACACTTGTGAGTGTGCCGGTCCTTAAGTTATCAATGGCTCTACCTGCGGCTGGGAATACTTTACCAAATAGTAAAAATACACCTAAAAAGGAAACTATAGCCACACCAAATGATTTTATTGCTTCTGTTGATTTACTTAATCTTTCTACAAAACTTGCTAAAGTAACTAAACTTTCTGCTATACTGTCAAATATACCTGTGCTATCTGCTATGGTTTCTACTAAACCCGCAAAACTTGTTTGAACTACACTAAAACCTTGTCCTATTGTTACATCAGTATTACCAAATGCGTCGTCAATACTATCTTTTGCTTCTTTCATTGCTTGAACAAAAGTCGCACCTGTGATTAAGCCTTGACTACCAAGTTCTTTTAACTTACCAATAGGAACGTTTAGAGTTCGTGCTAAGGCCCTTGCTACATCCGGCAAACCTTCTAATATAGATCTAAGTTCATCACCTTGGAATCTACCACTTTGTAGTGCTTGTCCTAACTGTAGTAACGGTCCTTGTGCTTCTTGAGCACTTAATCCACTTGCTGTAATGGCTTTGGATACTGACTCTACAATGGTTGCTGTTTCTTCACTGGTTATACCAAGTTCATCTTGTGCTCTTGCTATTCTAAAGTATAAGTCACCAACACCATCTAAATCACTACGAGAATCAATGGCTATTTTTCTTATTCTATCAAACTGTAATGCTACTTCTTGGGCATTTGGATTTAGTGTTAACAGTTTGTTTTTTAAGTTAGTAATACTATCGCCAAACTGTATTATTTCTCTTACAGCAAAGGCACCGGCTAAAGTTTTTAAAATATTACTTGTTTTATTACCAGCAGATCCTAAACCATCTACTTCACGTTTACTGGTTTTAATACCTCTGTCAAACTGTTTACTGTCTAACTCTAATGATACTCTTATGTCTTTAGCCATTTTATATTCTCTTTATTAACTTATCCACGTGTTTAGCCATATACCTTAAGGTAGGTTCAGTAAATCCTTGAGGTGCCTGTTTACTGCTACCTGCGTCTAAGGCACCGGCGTACGGGTAATCACTGCGGATTTTATCTCCGCGTAACTTTGTTTTATTACGAGCATTACCACTCCTTTTAGGAGTATTGGCTTTGAGTTCCCTTTCAGCATCATTCAATAACTGATCCGGCACTTTTTTAAGTGCTTTCATCCTTCTTTGAAATATTTTGCTGTCTATTTTCATGATTCTCTTTTGCCTTATCTGCCGCTTGTTTTAGTGCGTCCATATCATACATTTTTTCATCGATACTTCCGCTATCTTTGTCTCGTTGATATTTTTCATATGTAAGTGCTACGTCCATAACACTTAAATCAAAACTATCTCCTTTACGCAACACTTCTGTTGGTAACTTGCCGTATCTTTTAGCAAGTGTATCCAACATTAAAATAAAGTTTGTATCACTGTTCCCCGGCTTAATAACGTGGTTAGTTACTTCCCCAAATGTTCACTTACCTTAGTCATTGCTTCTACTAATACTTCAAAAGGTAACTGTTTGTCTTCAGTCATCACAGGGTTACCTTCCTCATCGAGGATTAAGTCTTTCATTAGGTTGGCTATATCGGTAAAGTTTTCTTTTTCAGCATTTGCTAATCTTCCAAAAACTTCGAGGGGTTGTCTGTCATATATGAAAAACTCTAATGCTTCTCCATATTTTGCGACTATTTCTTCTTTATCTAAAACTATTTTGTTTAGTTTTGGTTTTGTTGCTATTTCACTTAGTTTCATTCTGTATATCTCCTTGTAACAAGTGGTTAATGGCACTCAAACAAAAACTTAATCTGTTTGTTGCCTTCTCTAAATCTTTTTGGGCACAACGAAGTTCGTTTTTAGTCTTCGCCGTCTCCTCCATCATGCTCTTCAGTATGTCTGCTGTCGAGTGTTCCTTCCAAATCTTCATATCTTTTCTCCTGTATATCTACAACTGTATTTATTGTTTTTTTGCTTTTTGTAGCGGGTTTGACACCAGCATCCGGCAAGTCTAAGCCGTGTTGTTTCGCTAAATCATCTATAGATGCTTCTATGCCACCTTCGAGAACAACCATGCGGTCTTCTCTACCAGTCCATACGCCATCTATGTATTTTCTCATCCATTTATGTTCCATTACTGAACTCCTGTATAAAGTGTGCTACCCGTTACCGAGTAGCACTAAGTTTTTTGTGAAGTTTAAAAGTAAACTTATACAGTTCCTTCTGTCAACTCTCCATTAACTTCAATAGTTACCGGTGTGACCCATAGAGGACTCCCCGGATTTACTGTAGGTGTTAACCCAGTAATAAATCCTGTTCCGTCTATGTATCTGTTACCAGTAATAGTTGAACCTTCGAAATATATTCGAAAGTCAACTTCTACTTTAGCATTACTTTGTCCAAATAATCCATTCTTGATGATCGGTGAAGTTTCACCAGCCGCATCAGTTCCAAAGAACTGATCTTCATCAATAACAAGGTTTAAGGCAACACTATTTGTAGCAACAGTTGTTACTACTGCTTCACTTTGTGAATCCAGTGTTTGAAACCTAAAAGTTCCTTGGGTATTTGTTAAAGAAATGTCATTGAGGTTTAATAGAGTAATCGATGTGGAGGCTGAATAAGAACTACCTTTGTCACTGATGACAACGGTTGCTTCTTTATCACTCGCACTTACATTTATTACGCCCATTGGGTTCTCCTTTTCTTATATTGTTATAAACCTATACTCAAATGTATAAGTTAAAATATCGCTTTCAATCTCAGTAGTAGTTTCACATTCTCTTACGAAAACATTAGCCACACTCTGTTTAGCACTTTGAATACTCGCGATTCGTGTATCCAAATCAGCAGGGGGGTTTTTAGCATCTACACTTACATAAGCATTAATGGTAGTTTCTGTTTGATCAACACTTCCGTTATCTAAAAACGTATCAGCCTGCGTTATAGTAGTGTTGTCTTGATCTAAATATAAAGTTTTCATATTTTTGATATTAAGACTATCACTACCAGCCGTATATGGTAACTCAGTGCTTACACTTATGTTACCAGTAGCCAAATCTGTTTGTAGTTGTGTTAGTAATGTTGTTCTATATGCCATTATCTTACTCTTGTAATATTACGTTTACTGCGGCTTCTACGGTTAGTTCTAAAAGAAACCATTTTATCTGCTTCTGTTAGACCGTCCCCTTCCGCATCATACCAATCCATCATATCCAATAGTTCGTCGAATAAATCTTCAAACTTTGAACTATAATATGTTATTTTTTGGACTTCACTGTTAAGTTCATCTCCAAAATCTGCTACTTTGGGTAGAAGGTATTCTTTGAGCACATAGTACGTAGAAAGATCGCTCCAGTCGGCTTGTCTTCCTACTATTCTATCTGCGTTTATAGGTGGTATTGTATTACCTGTTAAGGTAGTACTACCAGTATAACCTAAATAACTTCTCCATTTGGCAGATGCTCGTACCTTTTCATTGATCCGAGCAAATGCTTTGATTGATAAGTCTTCTAAATATTCATCAAGTGAGGTTGGCGTTGTTGGTGCGTCACTAAAGTTAATCTCATTAGATTCGAAAACCCTTTGATCTTTATCTTTAATATCTGCCGCATCACAGTATGATATTACATTACCGCTTACGTTTGTTACAAATGCCATATAACTACTCCCTTATGATGCCGCTACGTTTTTAACGATATTGTTACTTCTTAAGAAACGAACTCCAACTGCTTGACCAATAAGAGCATCCATTAACACTCTGTCTCCTGTCGCACTTAGTGAACCTACTGTTCCACCGTTGGCGATATGAGTTATTTGATCTACAAGTTGTAGTTCAATCGCTGGAGATATTGCTGAATAATACATTCCAGCCGCATCTGTTGGTGCGTTTGCTGATCTTAGTTTAGCAACTGCTGTTCCAAAAGCCGCCAATGTGGCTTTTTGTGATGTGGCTCCAACTGCTGTATTACCTGCTACTGCTTTGATAAAGTCTTTCTCTATTTGAGCAAAACCGTTTCTCATTGTTGCTACCATGGATGTTTGATCCAGTTTAACATCTTCCCACATTTTTAACTCCGGCTGTCTCTTAACCGCGTAAGCCATAGCCTCGGGTGAGAAAACTGGGCAAATATCTTGTGAGCCAGTGATTGTGTTAACAAGTTCTACGTTAGATCCTGTTGAACCATCTAATACTGCCGCCGTTGCCGGTGCTGTATCAGTGTTGTTTAGCATGTATTTAAACGCAGATATATCTGTGCCTTGTGCGATACTTCTTGCTAATCTTAATGAAACTGCGTTTGATACAGTTGATAATCCGCCGTCTTCTAAAGCCTCTGCTGTGACGTAAGAGAATGAACCTCTTTTGCCTACTGCTAAGTCGATAGCCGTTGGATTAAAGTCTTGGACTGCTCCAGTTTCGCCAGCAATATCAGTCGAT